CTATAGACATTATAAATCACTTTCTTTATTGATTACATTATATATTTATAAGACTATTAGTTTCTACCACCCTTATCATAGGCTTGCCTGATCTCCTCCATCTGCATTGTGGATAGGATACTGAGGACTTCATGTGCTCTCTTCTCAGAGTAGTTATAGTGCTTCATGATAAGCTTGACTTGGTCTGTGGTTGCATCCCTCTTGTGCCACTTGGAGAACCTCTTTTTTTTAGGGATGGAGTTCTTGAGGAATTCAAACTGCCACTGTGTAGGGATCTGGGCGTGCATGTTCATCTCGTTGGCATACATCACTGTATCCGGGAAGAACGATAACCCACGGTTGATCATGAAAGGAGCATAGTCCTTGGATGCCTGCGGATCCTGAAATAAGTCCTTCTTGTTTTCGTTTATAGCATTAAGGAAATCAAATGGTGTCATTTACCCATTCCTCTGCTGCAGCTTCTGCGATATCTTCATCTAACTGAGAATCTCTACTGATTAACTTACCGTCTTGGTATAGTTCTGCTATAAACCATCTACCCCACTTATTAACCTTTGCTGTCTTGCCATTATCTTGGCCAAAGTATTCACTTAAAAATACTGTCTCAATATTACTCATTTTAAACCTACCTCTTCAAGATTTTGTTTGTTTGCCATGAAATTTGTATCGGGAAACCGTTTTTGTAGTAATGCGGTTATCTCGCCTCTTGTATTACCTTGTGCTAAGAACTGTTGGGTGTCTCTATTATATGCTAGTATGGCATGTTCCATCTTAACAAAGTTTATATTAACTATCTTTTTTTGAGGTAATGGAGCATCAGCAATATTACCTAAGATCTTTTGCACTTTATAATATATAAGGATCTTAAGTGCTATCCAACCTATTATAAGTCCTACCACGAATGTAAGAAAATAGTTCATGACTTCCCTTCAAACGGTGGTATACCTCCATTTTTGATGTACTCGTCATAGCCGCGCATCTTAACATTATGGATAGCTATCGCTGTTTCCCGGATATTATCCATCTTGTCTCCAGCTGGATTCATCTGTACAAAACCTCGTTCGATTAGGTATGATGCTTTGTCCCAATCGTCTGAGTCGTATTCTCTTTTTACTTCATCTTGCATGATGACATAACCTCCGTAAGTGCAGCCATGAGGTTTAGTTCATGATCTGCAACGAACGCAGCTTTATACTGATAGTCAGCAAGTATTAATACCAATTGCGGGATACTAGCTGGCTCCATGTTTACTGAAGCTGTGTCGTATAATTGCCTAAATATATTTATAGTCTCTGAGTCTCCATTCTTAGCTACCCATTTCCTAACTTCAGTGAAGTTCTTTTCCTTCATGTTCTTGATTAGTTCTTTGAAGGAGTCCTCAGTCATGTTTACGAGGATACCAGAGTCGATCTTACCTGATACTGAATACCTTTGTAACTCGTTTAGTACACGTCTCCAATCGGGGAAGTGTTTGGTCACCAGCTCTGCTACCACCTTTTGGTCCGCTTCAACGTTCTCTTGCTTTAAGATGTTCATGGTACGTTTAAAGAACGATGCTGCGATCTCCTGCTTCTCAGCGTTCTCGATCTTGAAGTCAATCACACTACATCTTGAGTGGAGTGGTTCAATGATACGGTTCTTATAGTTACATGTAAAGATGAAACGACAGTTGTTAGAGAACTCTTCGATGAATGCTCTAAGCGCTGGTTGTGTAGAATTTGGGTTTAGATAGTCTGCTTCGTCTAGTATGATGACCTTCTTAGCGTCAGTCAACGATACTGTTGAGGCAAAGGATTTGATCTTGGTTCGAAGGACATCGATACCAGATTCTTCGGATCCGTTTATGAGAAGATACTCGGCTCCGATCTCGTTACATAATGCTTTGGCAACGGTAGTCTTACCCACACCTGCCGTACCACAAAATAAGAAGTTAGGCAGTTCACCGGTTTGGACGAACTGCTTGAATGTTTCTTTTAAGTTCTTTGGTAAAATACAATCTTCGATCGTCTGAGGTCTGTAGCGTTCAACCCATAAATATTCCATAATATCTCCATAATATAAATTAGCTTACGCTTCAAATGTTGAATCAGCTTCAATAGCTACATAGTACACTAGATCACCAGCACCTTTAAAGCGTGAGATCTTTTTAGATGAGATAGAAACATCATAGTCACCTGGTACCATCTTAAGGTTCTCGATCTTGAGGTTGACCTTAAACACAGATGTCGTCGTACCTAAGGTATATGTGTAAGCATTAGATGTTGCATTCTTCTTATCACCAACTACCACATTAATGGTTGATCCATCACCCAGCAGTGCCACATCTGTAGATTTAAGGATAGGCGCAGTCTTGAGGATCATAGCTAATACAGATGCTTCAAGCTTGAAGTTGATCTCGGCGTCTGGGAATATGATCTCTTTCTTAGGCACAACGATAGAGTTTGGTGCTGCAGCGAAATACTTAATGCTGCTGTTACCTTGTTTGATAGACACTGTCTTTTCAGAGAACTCAAGATCAGGATCTTCGAACAATGATAGCACAGCAAGGAACTCGTTCACATCATAGATACCGAACTCATTAGGGAATGTTTCAGTAACTGTACATGATGACATGATGGTGTTACTTACTGCAATTGTAGATAGTACATTACCTGGTTTAAATAACAAGTTGTTATTGATTGAGGCATAGTTTTTAATCAGTGCCAATGTTTCTTTACTTAGTTTCATTATATTTTCCTTCATCAAGATCTAACATAAACATTAAACAACAAATCGCATGAGCTATATGATTGACTCCTGTTTCAGGATCATACATCTCACCTTCTTTATATGCCCACAGGTGTCTCTGTGCTGCATCAAAATACCTACGATTGCCATCTGGTACTCTACGCCAATTATCAGGCTCATACTTCTCTGCGCCAAATGTCAATACTTTAACAGTCTCGCGTAAAGCGAGAGGTGGAATAAGTCCATATTGCAACTTACCACCATCGAATTTGCGTCCACCTTTGTGGTCTTTACTCTGCGAAATCTTTAATTCGTCTTTAGTCATCGTGTCTCCTCTGTTTAGAACTCTCAGTTAAGAACTCTAAAGAGAGGAGGCATTGCGCCTCCTCGTGCTGACTTACTAGAGTTAATACTCTTAGAATGCTGAAGCACCTAATACTGAGTAAGCTGCAGCGATCATCTTACGTGAAGGTGTACCTAAAGTATAACGCACTGTTGGCTCACCGTTCCACATTTTACCAGAGTTAGCATAAACTGCATAACCTTTGATACGTAACTGACGAACAGCTTCGTGTGGATTAGCAAGACCGAAACGTGCAGTGATTTGCTTAGCAGTTACAGTTTTACCTGATTTAAGATATTTAATTAATGATGTTGTTGCTGACATACTATTGCTCCTTGGATATGCGACGTTACGGGAAATACTGATAAGATTGTCGCTAGTCTTACCGAATACAGAACCATTATACACTGGTTTTGAATTAAAGTTAAATAATTTTTTGATAATTTTGTTCATAATATAATTACGGTTTTAAGCCGTATTCCTTGATCACGTTATTTAATAATAGTGAGAACTTAGATAAGTTCACCACCGCTTCTACATTTCCACTGTGATAATCTTCCAATTCCGAGTCAGTGGGTCTCGGAAATCCATAAATACCTTTTGCTTTCTTGTTTTCTGGCTTAATCAGCCAATTTGGATAACCTAACTTAGGGCATCCAGCATTCCTTGTTTGAAGCATCTCAGTATGATAGAACTCCATATCTTGCAATGTTATATCTTCATACTCATGATCGAAGCGGTTCATCACCTCGATCACGTATTGCTTCTGTGTTGGTTTCAGTTCCTTAAATTGCATCGTTGGTAACCGTAGTAGTTACTGTCTGACTTGTCGTTGAAGCATCATAAGCTTCTGTGATACTTGGTGCAGCATTATCTGCTGTAAACGTAGTCATGTTAGGATCAACTTCAGGAGCTGGGTTTGAGATCTTATCAAATACATCCATGAATGCAGCTTTGGTTTGTGGATCGAAACGATTACAGCATAACTCAATTGCTTTCTCCTTCTTTTTGAAGATTGAGAATGCTCGTACGATATGAGTCATACGACGTGTTGTAATGGTCTCGTCTACACCACCGTCTTCGAATGTGCGACGGATAGCATCAGCCCATTTAATCAATGTGTCTGCAAAGTCTTGGTCCTCACAGTTATAATGCTTCATAAGGTTCTTAACGATCTTCATCTCGACTGATGCATTAGGATACTCTTGTTCGAATGTCACTGCGAAACGCTCGAGGAATGCTTCGTTAAGTACGTTTGTGCCGATGTATCGGCCATCGTCTGAACCTTTACCCTTTGTGTTAGCTGTAGCAATGATGTTAAAGCCAGCAGCTGGAACTATAACCTCGTTCTTAAGCTTGAAGTAGTAAGGCTTGCCTTCGAGGATAGGCTGTAAACACAATAGTGTGTTAGCTGAACCAGCATCCACTTCGTCAAGCAATAATGTATAACCGTTACGTAGAGCAATCAATACTGGGCCTTCCACGATCTCCACGTTACCATTAATAAGTGTCTTAGCACCAATAAGTTGCTCTTCGTCAGACATCATGTTAAGGTTAACACGAATAAGTGGCTTACCAAATTTAGCGCAGATCTGCTCGATCATGGTTGACTTACCGTTACCCGTAGGGCCGGAAATATAAGATGGATAGAAAAGTCCAGCTTTGATGATCATCTCGAGATCTGAATAGTTGCCAAATGGTACATAGTTTGGGTCCTTGGCTGGGATTAATGTCTCAGGTCTATCGAAGTTTACGATAGCTTGGCTTTCAATTTTTACTGGGGTTTGAACCACTGAAAGCACTGGCTTTGGAATTACTGAAGGCACCTTCACGTTATAAACACCACGTGACACCTGACCAGCAATCATGAACCAAGGCATCGTATCATACCCTAATGAATTTACCACAGCCATAAGATCGGTCTTACTGATCTCAGGGGTTTTAACTAGACCTGGATAGGTCTCGAATAGTTTAGCTTGAACTTCAAGCTTTTGTTCACTTTTATATCTCATAATGTAGTCTCTCCGTTATCAATTAACAAAACCATTATATACTGAATATGAATTAATGTACATAGGCCCTAAATATATGATTCCAATAGTCTTTTTCATAAGTTATTGATTTCATTAGCTTTATGCCACCAGCCCTATAAACTGATTAAGCAATATGCGACTGGTCTTCTTATTTGAGAGCATCTTGGTGAGCTCCCGGGCGATCCTGGATGCGCTTTCCTTTTTACCTATAGAAAGCTCTTTGTCATCCTCAATCTTAGCTCTGGATTCAGCCACTATGAAGAGCTCGTCCCGACCTGTATCCTTCATTGATGCAAAGCCATTCTTACGAAGATCTCTCTTCATGTCTTCGATACCCATAGCTGAGATGTGTGAGCCATGACCATAATGAGCTACGAATGCATTATGTAGATATCTGAACGTTGGTCGTGTGATGTAAAACCCTACAGTCGTGATAGCATGTCTATCCTTAATCATCTGTAAGAGTGACTTAGTTTGCTCTGCGTTCTCTGACATTGGATAGTTCTTACGAGTTACTGTATCAGATAAGAACGGCTTGACAGTAACATAGTCTTTGCCATTATAGTTTCGTTTCATCCTGATCTGATCAAATCCAGTTCTTAAGTACTCGCCTTCACCGTCAGTCAATGTGATGAGCGTCATCTTTTCTGTACCGTTCTTACTCTTAAATTCTGGGATGTAGTTGTATAACCATGCTAACGCAGAATTCAATGGAGTACCAGATGTTTTAAAGTTGCGAAGGTTATAGAATAACCTTGATAAAGTGATGGTGATCATCTTATTAAATTCTGATTGAGTCATCTTAGATGAGAATAACTCCATCATAGTAAGACCAAACGTGTCAACTTCAGATTCACCTGCTGTCATCATACGGGTACCATCAGCGTTTCTGTACTTAGTATCAGACCAACCGTTTGTGAATGCAAATACTTGGAATGGGATCTGAGCACCTCTACAAAACATTGCTAATGATACGACTTGCTCGATCGTTGGTCTTAACACATGATCCATTGAAGCTGACCAATCCAATAAGAATATCATACCATGGCTTTTACCGTTAGGGATAGACATAACTTGTTTGAATATGTCATCGTTTAGTTTATAAGCATAAAGCTTTTTACCATCCAATGAACCAGTCTTTGCGACCTTAGCACGTTTATAGTTTTGTGCTGACTTACGCATCTCGAATTCTTTTACTAAGTAGCTAACTACGTTCTTAGATGATGCTTTAAACTTCTCAGCGCGTTCAATGTCATCATCATTAATCACTGAAGCACCACTAGCATTCCATTCTACTTCGTATTCTGCATGCTCTGCAAATACTTCCTTATAGGTAACCAATGGGTTGACCTTAAATTGTTTAGGGATAGTGATGTACTTGTATTCGATTGAAGTATCAGCTAATTCTTGAAGCTTCTTATCTAAGTTCTTTTCAGTCTGTGACTCTAACTGATCTTCGAGTGAGTCTTCAAGATCTTGAAGCGGATCCGATTTAGTTGATGGTGATGATTGCTCGTCTTCGATCTGATCAGTCTCTTCCTCATCTGCATCAAAGTCTTGCATCTGTGAATTACCTGGCTCTTGAGACTCTTCCTCTTCATACTCTTCGTGATCGTCTGACAATGCTTTCATCTCTTCGATCTTGTCTTCCATAGCTTTCTTAGAATAGTCATAGATCTCTTTAGCTAACGCGATCACATCTTTACATGTCTCAGTCTCTTCAGCACGTCTTACGAATGCTTTCTCTTCAGCATTAAAAGTAACACCGCATGAATAACCAGCTTTGAAATATAGGTTGATCTTATCGATGAGTAACATATCTTTGAAACCGTTAGCTACACCAAAGAAGTCTCGATTATTAAGTTCTTTATAACCTAAGTTGAATGACTTACGAAGACCAGGATATCTGCGCTTCATAAGCTTCTCGATACGTACATCCTCAAGCACGTTCATATAGCCTGAGAAGTGAGGGGTATCTTTATAAGGGTTTTTAGTTGAATACTCTTCAAGAGTAGTGTAAAGCGCGTGACCTACTTCATGACCAACTAACATATCAATAAGATCGTCAGTCATGTCCTTCCATTGTGGAAGTCTTAGGACACGGTTCTTAATGTCAAACGAAGCTGTAGATACAGGTGCCTGTATAACAGTAAGGTTTTCGTTTGCTAATAATTTTGCTACTAAGTCAGTTTTTGTCATCAATCTCTCCAATTAATATAACCATTATACTATAAAGGCTATTTAAAGTACATAGCCCTTAAGTTATTGATTTATATAGATAATTATGTAAGTTATTGATTTAAAAGATATTCTTGGAATGATGTTAATGGGTAGCCAAAGTTGTATTTTGCTTGCACCCAGGATGATGCTAGGGTAGATTCTTTGAGCTCGCAATTATTGGATAGTGATGAGTCAATAATTAAGCGGTTTTGTGATGGTGAAAATTGTAAGTAATAAGTGATTTGTGTAGTCATAAGTCTCTCCAGGTTAAAGAAACATTATACCCTGGATTTTAATTAAAGTACATAGCTAAATTGCTATATAAATCAATAACTTATGAATTAGTCACCAAGGTACTAAAATCATTAGTCTTTTCAAAGCGTAAGTTATTCTTAAACTTATCCAAGAGGACATCACCCTTATGAGATATAACAAACACATTGGTATTTTCGCCCAACGTATCCATCACAGATAGGAAGTAATCAGTACCAGCCACATCAAGACTAGAATCAAATATCTCATCTAGTAATAATAGGTTGGTGTTGACTGAGTTTTTCATCTTAGCGATCTGACGCCAAGTGAACAAGATTGCGAGGTCGATCCTCATCTTCTCACCTTCTGAGAACGAAGCATACGTGAACTCATCTCTAAATCTAGACTTGATCTTCTCGTTGAAAGATTCGTCTAATTCAAACTTAACAAAGAAGTCCATTGCGGACAGATACATGTTAATTAGTTTGTTCATTGCTGGTAGATATTCTCTAATGATAGTAGTCTTGATACCAGTATCCTTAAGCAGTACGCCGGAGATCTCTTGTAGTTGTTTCTCTTTCATCAGACCCATCTTTACTTCATTCTTTGCTAATGCATCGTTAGCGAGTAACTTGATCTTATCTTTCTCTACATCAATATCACCTTGTACAGATAACTCGTTGATCTCTTTCTCGAGTTGTTGGTTTGCTTTGATAAGCATGTTCATACCATTGATCTCTGTAGATATAGAGATGTTCTTATCTTGTATTTGATTTAAGATGTCTTGTTTCTCTTGTAGGTCTACACTCAACTTAGTATAAGCTGAGTTCAATGTATCCATGTTACTGGTGATCTGTTGTTTACTTTCAGTTATCTTACTAATGATTTTATCTTTATGTTCGTGCTGTATACCTTGCTCACACGATGGACACGTCTCATTACTTGTAAAGAACTCGATATGCTCATCAACTTGTGTAAGCTTTTGTGATAGCTTATTCATGTTTGATTTACACATATCAATATTTTTATCTACATCAGCTTTATCATGTAGTTTAGCATTCAACTGTTCGATGTCTTTGTTCATGAGATCTACTAGCTGAGTCTTATCATTTATCTCGTTGATGTTGGCATCGATCTTATTTCGTAGTATCTGTACGTTTTGATCTTTAGAGTTTTGTAATGAATCAATCAAACTCTTTTGAGCTTTAGCTTGTTCGGTGATGATACGTATCGCAGTCTCTACTGCAGATAGCTCTTCTTTGTTCTCTGCTATCTTTTCTTTGAGGATAGTATTCATCGTTGAGAATACCTTGATGTCAAGGATATCTTCGATGACTTCACGTCTTTGCCATACAGGTAATTGCATGAACGGTACAAAGGAAGCAGATCCTAATATCACTACCTGGGTGAAGGTTTTATAATTAAGTTTTAGGATCTGCTGTTCGAGGACTTTTTGATAATCTTTTACGGCTGCATCTTGGTTGATGATCGTTCCGTTCTGATATATCTCAAAGATATTAGGTTTGATACCGCGTACTACTCTATATTGGATAGGACCAATGTCAAACTCAATCTCAACTACGCAGTTCTTTTGATTGATAGAGTTAACAAGTTGGTTCTTATTGATATCACGAAATGGTTTATTGAACAGTGAGAAGGTAAGTGCATCAAGGATAGTGGACTTACCTTCACCGTTTTTCCCAACGATTAAGGTTGTTGAGTGACCGTTTAGTTCTACTTTATTTCCTACGTTGCCTGTACTTAAAAAATTACGCCATGATATAGATTTAAAAATTATCAAACAGCCTCCTGATTAATTGCTTCAATGTATAATCCTTTTACGAAAGATTTAATAGCTTCTTTATTTCCTTCCGCTTGGAGGGAATCAATATAACTGTCAACAATACTAAGAGTATCAGTAAGACTAATCTCTGCGTCGATCGTACCTTCGTTAAACTCTGACAGGTCTTCAATGATCTTGACTTCATATGGTTCTTGTTCGTACAACTGGTTTACAAACCTATCAAACTTATAGAGATCGGTTTTATTTATAACGACCAACTTAATGTACTTATCCTTTATTTCAATTGTTGTAAGATCGATTGGCTCTACATCCTTATCATTATACTCGATCTTTTCATGTATAGTGAAAGGGTTTTGATGAAACTCTAACTGTCTTGTCTCTGTGTCGAATACTGAGAATCCTTTTGGATCACTAGCATCTTGCCATGTCATCTCGTATGGAGTGCCAACATACTCGATGTTTTCTTGCTTTGATCTTGTATGGTAGTGACCAGATAATACACGTTCATACTTTGCAAACATCTCATGAGATAGACCTTCTTCTGAGTGCATACCTCGGTACATCGGGAATCCTGCTATCTCAAAATGACCCAAGCAGAGATCAGATTTACTGCTATCAATAAACTCAAATACATCATTCTCATTCTCCTTACAAATCCATGGTATAAGATCGATAGAAGCATTATCTTCGTGCATACGTGTAGGTTTATCGATCACTGTAATATTATCATACTCACCAAGTATCAATGATTGTGCATTGACAGCTAGTGATTCTTTCCAAAATATATCGTGGTTACCTAATAGAGTTATTAGTTGGATGCCTCTTGTCTTTAGTTCATCAAAGAAGTATCGTTTACATTCAGCGAGTGTATTGAAGTTAACAAACTTACGACGGTCGAATAGATCACCTAATTGATAGATGACTTTGATTTGATTTTGCTCCATGTATGGGAATAGGAAGTCTCTATAAAACTTCTCCATGTATGCATGGAACTTTAATGAATCGCCTCTAACACCAAAGTGACAGTCTCCTAACACAATAAATTTACTCACTAAACTCGTCCTCAATAAAAGTATCTAATGTAATCGTGTCGTCTTTTTTCTTTTTCTTCTTTTTCTTCATACGCTCTTCAAACCCTTCATCGAACGTACCATGTTGTTGCATAAACCCGATGTAGGAGTTTTGAAAATCTTCATCGTTATCTGAACCTTGTGTTTCAAAGGATTCTACTGTTACGTCTCTAATTAGTTTACCACGGATATATGATTGTTTCTTTTCTTTTTCTATACGTCTAAGGAATGCATAGTAGATTATCTGTGTAAAGTAACTGAAAGGATTAGATGATTTTTCAGGATCAAAGTTATCAAAGTACATGATACAGTTCTCGATGCCGTCTAGGATCATGTCATCTTTATAGGAATAGTTGATGAAGTTTGGTCTATTAGCAAGCTTAGTAGCTATCTTAAGTATACACTCACCAAGGTAGTTTGATATCTGGGGTTTTGGATCTCCACATGCCTCTGCTTCAGCAACCTGCTTCTTATACTTCTTAACTGCTTCAAGGAAGTCTGGATTGTTTACGTAGTGGACTGGTTTTTTCTCAGCCATGATGTGTTTCACCTTTATTAATAATTAAGACCATTGTACTACATAATGAGTATAAAGTAAAATTATTTTATTTTATTTCTATAATCCGTAATCGCGGCTTTGATTGCATCTTCTGCAAGTACTGAACAATGTATCTTGACGGGCGGTAACGCAAGTTCTTCTGCGATATCGGAGTTCTTGATTGTTTGTGCCTCATCCAACGTCTTGCCTTTGAGCCACTCGGTGACAAGACTAGAACTAGCAATAGCAGAACCACAGCCATACGTCTTAAATTTTGCATCAATTATGGTCTCTCCTTCTACTTCTATTTGAAGCTTCATCACATCTCCACAAGCTGGAGCTCCTACCATACCAGTACCTACACTTATTGATTCTTTATCTAAAGACCCCACATTTCTTGGGTTTTCATAGTGATCTAATACTTTATCCGAATATGCCATATTATGCCTTATGCTGAGAATGAAGAACCACACCCGCATTTAGACGTCGCGTTTGGATTTTTTATTGTGAATTGAGATGCTGCTAGAGATGTTTCATATGCTATTTGAGATCCAGCTAAATACTGCATACTCATAGCATCTATTAATAACTTAACTTCATGCTGTTCTATGACAAAGTCGTCTTCATTTTGATTATCGTCAAATGTGAATCCATATTGAAATCCAGAACATCCTCCTCCTGATACGAATATACGTAACATAAGGTTTGGAACATCCTCTTCTTTTAATAGAGACTTGATCTTATCTGCTGCCGTTTGATCTATTGTTATTTGATCCATAAAAATAATTGTACTTTAATTGTACTCCGTGTTAATATGACTGTATGGGGTTTTTCAAGTGGTTAATGAATAGTTTTAGATGATTCTACTTGAATAGAGGGAAACTCTTCAAATTCTTCCATCCTATCTTTAAACATCGCCTGTAGTTTATCAGCTAGTTCTTGCATCTCGTTCGGGTTGTATGGTTCCGGAACTTGGGCGTTCATCGCGATGAAGTCATCGATCGCACGGTTATACTCGGCTTCATATTTTGGATCAAGGTTCTTAATGAATATTATCTGGTTCTTTTGAAATGTATACTCATCATCTCCGGCAAAGTAAGTATACGGAGACAATACAACGGATTCTGCAGGTCCATGGGACGTCATCCGTGGGACATGCTTTACTATCATAGGAAATAATACGCTTATCTCATAATCATCTTCTTTTATGAGATGAGTTACGAGTTCTTCGCCTGTAACCAACTTCATTACGATGTAACGATCGCCGATCATATGTTTACCTCGTGGACTTTGTATTCGAACCGTTCATCTGAATAGATCTTGATTCGCTCTTCAAAGTGGTTAAATGTATGGTTCTTTCTTGTTTTATACTGTAAATCATCAGCTACATCATATAGTTTAAGGTGTGTCTTACCGTCTTTAAGCCTTAACCCACGACCGATAGATTGGAGGTTTCGGATCTTAGACTTAGTAGGAGAAGCAAAGATAATGTTCTCTATACTAGGTATATTTATACCCGTGGAGAATGTGGCATATGACGCTACAATGATAGTATTATCATCAAGTTCAGTATTTTTACGGATGTCTTCTCTATCCAATGTGTCAACACCACCATGTACAAAGTATACAGTTTTGTCAGGTGCTTTTGTCTTTATCATATCATACAAGATTGCGCCGTGTTTTTCTACATATTGAAATAAGACTAGTGTGTTACCCTTACAATTGATAGCGAGGTTTCTAAGGAACTTATTACGCATCTCATTTGATATAAGGAAGTCCATCTCTTCTTGATAAGTATGCTCGTTGCAGATTTTTCTTACTTCATCTTTATATTTAAGAACTATACAATTTATGTCTATGTTTACGACCTTACCAGAATCCATCAACTCCTTAGTAGTCGTTACTCTATGGACAGGGCCGAATAAACCTTCGAGCGTAAGTTGATTTAACTTCTTATTATCTATAGTACCTGTTGTACCTATACGATACTTAACATGTTTCATCTTTTCCATTATGGATATCAGAGATGTAGCTTTAAATTGGTGGGCTTCGTCACCGACTATAACATCAAATTGTTCAAACCATTGTTTTGGTTGGGTATAGATGGATTGCCATGTGGTAATCAATACATTAGATGTTATGTCTCTAGTAAAGCCTGAGTATAGTTTCTGACAATTATCTTTGACAAGCCATCCATTATGAGATGAGTAGTCTTCAAAATCTGAATACATCTGCTCAACTAATGATGTTGTTGGTACAACGATGATAGTCTTACGATCTTCTTCAAGGTGCCATCTCATCAAGCAATAGATCATGAATGATTTACCAGATGCGGTAGGTGATAGTAGTACGGTGCGATTAAGGTTTAATGCTGTACGTACTGCTTCAATTTGATAGTCTCTCGGGGTGATTGGTTCTCCGCGTCCATACAGATCTAAATCGTATATGAACTTAGATACTTGATCTAATGTATAGTTATGTAAGTCTAATGGTTTTGGATAATCATCAGTAGGGTTAAAATCTAACTCATAATTATTGCGTTGAGCAAACTCAAGGACGTATTGATATAGACCAGCATATAATGTCTTTTTAATTAATGAATACAGACGAACCTTACCATCCCATAAACGAGCCTTAAACTTAGGTGTAAACCTTGCACCAGGAACTTCATATGTAAAGAAGTTCTCTAGTTCTTGTTCACAACCAAGATCTCCATAAACACGGATGTTTACTTCGTTAATCTTTTCAATAGTTAATTTCATTAATCAATAATTATTCTAGACTTAGGCTCTTCTTTTTTACAGTCGCACTTTGGTTGTTTTGGTTCTGACATAATACAACACATAGTGAATAAGAACCACCAAGGACTCCATCCACATACTTGAACTAGATACGCTGTACCAACTAAGATTGCTATATTATATATCCATACCATTTTTACATCCCCGCTAAAAATTTCTTCCATTCGATACCGTTTTTAAGTTGCCAATCTCTTGCTTTGATTTGTCCTAAGATACCTTCGAGTAGATAACCCATAGTCTCAAGGTATTCGATCTTTGTATTTAGTGTAATTAAATCTTGATCACCTTGAAGGAACTCGTCCATCTCGTTCTTAAGTGGCTTGATTAGTTGATATGGTTGCCAACCTAAAGCTGCTAACTCTTCACGTGATAGTTCACCACGATAGTAGCGAAACTTATTCTTACGTAGCAGGTTGTATTCGGCTCTAGACTTAGTAAGGCGTAGCTTTACCTGAACCATTAGTTTGATGTACTTAGCATGGACCTTTGCTGTCTCAGTCGATGCTTCACCCAAATGGTTGTCATCGATAAGACTGTCCTGCTCCCACATCGTTTGAATCTCTTCAATATTCATAATTAAATCCGCTTATCAAAACTACATTATACCATAATAATTAATTAATGTACATAGTTAAATTATAGTAAAGAAGGTGTATCCAAAGGTTGCAGTCCCCGTCAGATATTGGATGTCGTCCACGTTTGATTGGAACTCAAGTGAGCCCAAGCTAATTGGGTGTAGATCTATAAAGTGAATAGATCTAACTGGAACATTATTACTGCCTAGGATCTGTAAGATACCATCAGAGTAGTTACCTACTTGGGTGCCAAAGTTTGGAGTAAGGCTGTTTGATTGTGCTACACCAGAAGTACTATTTTGTGAACCATTAATCAAAGCTTGGTATTGTGCCCAATCTTGTGGGAAACCTAAACCAATTAACCAATTCCATATAGCTGAGTAGTTAGTCATCTTCTCATCTACCACAAAGTTGATGGTTAAATCACCAAACCTAAGTAGTTCACCAGGAACTTTATTGATAGACAACGGTGTTGCCATAGCAACGTTTTCTAGTGTAACTTCAGGTAGCGTAGCTATCTGACAGAAGTATGTCACTTCTGGGATCTTAGTGATTGATAGTTGAAACCCGGTAGGTGATAATGGATTAATGCTACCTGGTACTGGACATAATGCGTTTGCCATAATAATTTCCTTAACGTTATATACTATTTATACATAAAAAAAGGGACTCTTGCGAGTCCCTTTGAGATACATCAATGTTGCTATACAAATTAATTACATGAGATTTGTGACGGCAACTTTCCTGTAGTAGTAGTTCTTGTTAGCAACGATAACGTTGTTATCAGAATTACCATCATCTAAGTTAACAAATGGGTTAGCTACGATACCGTAACGTGTCTTGAAACCAATTTTTGGTTGGAAGCTATTAGGATCAACAGCTCTAACTAATTGGAGAGGAACGTATGGGCAATAGAATAAACCAGCATCAAATGCTGATGTACCTTTGTAACCAACTACAAAGAATTGTGAACCATTTGCTGATGGGTTGTTACCGCCAGAATATGGATCAATGTATACTTTGTATTTGCCATTTAAAACACCAGCGAATGTTGTTGAAGCTTCATCAACGTTCAATGATGTTGAAAGAGCTGGAGCGTAATCTAATACACCTGCCATAGCTAGAGCTGAAGCTGTATCTGATGAGCAGATTAAGAAATTACCACGACCTCTACGAGTTTGTTGAGCAATCGCATTAGCTTCACGTTCGATTTGGAACAAGAGGCCTTTGAATTTTTCAACAGACCAACGACCGTTTGAGTCAACGTCAAGGTCAAATGTACCAGCAGTAGCTGTACCGTATTGAGCACCAACTTTAGCACCGTAGTAAACTGTACGGATAACTTCACGGTTGATTTCAGCAAGGATTTCAGTTGAAAGGATGTTGCTTAATTCACCTTCAGCATCTAAACCATGAACTGATTTCAAGTCTTGTGCTAACTCGATTGAGTACTCAGCTTTAAGAGCACGAGTCTTAGCAGTTACGCTAGTTTTTTCAATTGAGAAAGCCATTTGAGCGAAGTCAGCAGCAGGTGAACCTGTACCTAATGCTTCAGCATCAGCTGTAGTAATACCACGGCCAGTGTTTGTGAAGTCATCAGTGAATGGGTTACCACCAGCATTTGGTGAAGTACCATCACCACCGAAACCTGTATCAGCTTCGTTGAATAATGCTTCAGTGCCGTTTTGTTGCGTGTAACGTGATTTCATCGCGAAGATGAGACCAGTAGGTTGTGTCATTGGTTGAACGCCAGCGATATCGTAAGCGATCATTTGTGGCATAGCACGACGTACTAAAGCGATAAGTACTGGGTCGAAACCAGATACTGTACCAGTAGAAGCACCAGCACCACCTAAACCAATACCAGAACCACCAGAGTTGCTAGGAGCAGCTTCGAAAAGAGCTTCAGCGCCTTTTTGCATTTCACGTTCTTGGTTTTCTAAAAGAATCGCAGTAACTTCCTTACGGTAGTTATCTTTGATTTCTGGGAGTGAGCTATGCTCTAAAATCGGCTCCCATTTTTTTACTAAGTCTTGACGAATTGTCATTTTGTTTTCCTTATTTAATGTTATTGAGTACGGACATATATCTCTTGATTGAAGGATTAACAGCTTTTTCTTCTGTTAATGGTTCAACTGGAGTATCTGTCACAACTGACTCAACTAATGTTGATGTTGCCTTGTTTGTGAAATAATTTTCACGAATTACCTGAACTTTCTTAGAGAATGATTCAGCATCTTCAAAAGCTAATTCTTCAGCTAAGCCAACGAATTTTTCTTTATCAGTTTCTGTTAAACCATCTAAAGCATCAGCAACGATTTCGTTTTTAGCGGATTCGTTAAGGGCTTTAGCCATCTCAACGTTAGCTGCAACTTGTTCGTCTAGCTTAGCTTGTAATTCAGCGATAGTTTCTTCTTGTGCACCTAACACATCGAATTTTTCCTCTGGAACATCGATATAGTGCTCTTCGAATAAACCTTTCATACCGCTTACAAAGCTTTCTAAGATTTCAGACTTCATACCACTTTCAAGGGCGATTTCATTTTGTTTAACCCACTGCTCAACTACGTAGTTGAGGTATCCATCAACTTTTTCAACAAGACCCTCTTGATTCTTTGCTGCTTCCTCTTGGAGGCGAGCTTCGAATTCTTCTTCAATAGTAGTCATGGCTTCGTTAATACGAGTCATAACTGCTGCTTCGAAGATAGTAGTTGCTTTGTCTTTAAACTCTTCAGTAAGTTCTTCACCGTTGAATAAAGCATCCATATCTTCTTTAAAATTAACTGCATGGCCAGGTGCGTGAGCTGGGATAGAATCCTTAGCTGTACGGATAACTGCTTGATCACCTGCTTCAGCCTTAGCTGTAACAACGTTAGGTTTCTTAGAAGTAGCTTCTGCAGCTGGATCTTCGTCTTCTACATTGTTTTTAGCGTTAGCTTCGTTAGGTGTTTCACCACCATTTGGCACTGAACCATGTGGACGAATAACTGCTTGGTCACCCGCTGCAGCATGTTTCGTCACAACATTGTCCTCATTTAACTCTTCTGCATTATCTGTAGCTCTTGATTCAGCTAAGATTTGTGCAATTTTTTGTTCGATTGACATCTTAATCTCCTAAATTTGTGTATCTTTTTAAGATATACTATTATTTATAGTTATTTAATTTTCGCGAGGAATGATTGGAATGCTCTAATCTTTGCCTCTTGTAAATTTTTGCTTGAAGCTTTTCTAATAAATGCTTGTGCTTCTCGCAAGTCTTTCTCCACAAATTTTCCATCGACCATAACCCATTCTTTAGACTCCATGACACCCTCAACGAAAGCATTTGGGGCGGACGGGTCAGCAACTATATCAGCGGCTGTCGCTAAAGTAAAATCTTTACCTACATAAGAAACATCACCTTTACGATCTAGTGATCCCATACCTCTGGAACTAACGCCAAGTCTAGCTCCTTCATCGATAAGTGACTTCACTATCTTACCATATGGTGTATCCATGATCTTAGCTTTACCAATGAAGTTATCACCTTCTCGATGAAGCTTTTTAATCATATGAGACACCCTGTCAAGGTTAATCGTAGGTGAATCAGGATGACCTAACTCACCAAAGGCACGATTCTTATTGACATACTCATCGTTATATCGTTTTACCTCACCATCAAGTATCTCTACTGGATAGATACGGCCGTTACGATTCTTTAAGTTCGATTGAAGGAATACACCTTCAATGAAGTATTCTTTACCTTTACCTAGTTTCTCTTCAACTAAGTACTTAACCTCTTCGGTATGTTCTTTAATTAGCTTAATTTTAATTCTCCTTTATGCTTGCAGTTATTAAAATGCCAACGATGCATAGCAACTATGTTGTTACCACTCTTAAGCTCCAGGACTTCCAGAAATGTTTTGAGCACCGACTTTAGTTTCATCATCGTACTCACCATATTTTTCGTACTCAACTTTAGAGAAGTAACCTTCTTGTTTATGAAGTACTAACCATGTGGTTACATTAGCACCAGTTGCACCACCATGAATAACTTCAATGTCGTTTGTGTTGTTTGCTTTAGCAGTAAAACCATATTGGTTAAATTGGATGGTTGGAGAATTTTCAGGTGATCCAGCAAAGACTAGATGACCAGTAGCACCAGTTGCACCGCGGTTAATAACCACTGAGGAGTTTAAATTACCTGAACTGATGACTGAAGCTAAGTTAACTGCTGGTGGCATATAGCCTGTAGCACCAGAAGCTCCAAGTACTTGATCAGCTGAAGCTAATGTATTTAACGCAATACCTAAGCTATCATTTGCCCCGTTAACTTGAACTACAACCTCTTTGGTTGAATTCTTTACAATGTAGTAATCTAATGCCATTCTTATTCTCCGATTTGTTTAAGCACATCGATAAAGTTTTCTTTGCTTTCTCTCATGTGCTCAATGATTTCTTGTTCATCATGAAACAACTCAGCCAACTTATCTTGAGTAGTCTCATTGATAGCAATAATTGTGCCATCTTCCAATTTGTAGTCGATCTTACCTTCTACGATCTTATCAAACTTATTAAGATTTCTAATATCTCTTACGACAGGGTCTACAGTAAATTGTTTAGAGGAAGCAAAATCTACGTATGACTCTATTAAAGTATCTGTTACTTTTACATCGTAATATTCTTTAATAATGTTTGCTATCTTGTTATCTGATATGTCTTCGTATAGTTCTGTCTTAATTTGCTCTTCTATGTTTCTTGTCGTATGTTTTGTCTTAATGTATTGTCTTGCTTCCTCTAAATCTGTAAAAGAAGTCTTCTCACCATCGATAAGGATCTTACCGTTGGATGCCTGCTCAATAAGGTGTCCGTATGAGTGGACTCTAGCAGTAGTGCCAGTTAAGGCCTTAAGAAAGCTTCCGTATTGCATTATTTTGTTCTATCTGAACGTAAAAAGTTGCTGCATGTAACCATATAGTCTTCAGCTAACGTGATCTTTGTTTCTACCCATTCAGGCAATAGATCATCAGGCTTGATCATAGCAAGCAACTCAGTGGTGTTATGTAGTACACTCTTTAACTGGTTGATTGACATACGAGCATCCTTCTTAGCATCGAATGACTTTTCTGTCTCTTCTTTATGATACTGAGCTGGACCACCAGGATTAACTTCCTGATCTCCAAACACGCCTTCCTTCTTCATCTTTTTCTTCTTGCTCTCATAGGCAATGTTTAAAGACGTAGATGGCATCGCATCTCCCTTAGAGCCGCTTGGTTCTGCTTGTAAGTCGTTCATAGAGCATGTAGGGTTATATGCTGACTCCTTCTTAACCTTCATTGCTGCTTCTAATAAAGAAGCGTCAAACTGTGATGCGTCTAGTTTACTCATGACCCATCTTCTTGCCAGCTGCGGCAGCTTTTTGGAATTTTTCTTTACCGTATTTTTTACGGCCGATTGCTGCTGCTAAAGCACCAGGATTCTTAACACCAGCTTTATGAGCTAGTTCACCTTTAAGCTTTGCAAAGCCTTCGTATTTTTCTTCTAGTTCAAGAGTATTCTCTTCATCAAGACCTTCGAAGTCTTCGTCTGTTAAAGACTCGATGATAGATGCTAATTCATCTGTATCGATCTCTTCTGCAAAGAGTTCTACTTCCTCTTCAACAACTTCTGCTTCTTGTTCTGATTGTTCTGTTGCAAACATACCCTTAGCAACGTTAACTCTCATATCTTCTAGTCTTGTAGAGATACGTGTAGCCATTTCTGCTTGAAACGCTGCATCGATAGCTTGTGAATCACCAGAATCGATAGCTTGAATTAAGTCTTGTACGCCTTGTGACATTATACTTCTCCTTTAGTTTTATTTGGTGGTGGTAGTGATGGTGCGGTTGGACCTGCGCCCATTCCACTATCAACTGGAACACCGTTTTGCATAGCCATCATGGCCTGAATCTCTTCTTGTTCTGCGTTAATCTGTTTCTCTATCTCTTCAATCTCTTCTTCAGACTGCTTGAGTACATGACGTTTTACAAACTCCATGCTGTAGAACGTACCAATATATGGCTGTATCTGGCTTAACGTACTGATCCTATTAGACAACACCTCGGCTTCTTTTAACTCTGCAAAGTGGTTGTCTTCTTGGAAGTCAAACCGTATATCTTGTACGATCAATGGCCATTCATCTGGTCTAATGATCTGTTTTGCAATCAATTGTACCCTAAGAGCTTCAGCAAACAACACAGAGAACTTACGTCTAACGCGTTCAATGAACTTATTGAACTTGATCTCATCTCTTGTTACTTCTGTAGTTCTACCAAGACTAAAACCTTCTTGTGATTGTAACCTTCCAATAGGTACATTCAAGCATTGATATAGTTTATTTTGGAAATATTGTATGTCTTCGATCTGACCGAGGTTTTGACCGCCGGAAAGGGTAGTGATTTCAGTACCTTTTCCACCTTCTCTTCGAGGCATCCAAAAGTCTTCCATCATAGAGAGGTGTTTACGGTCGTCTCGTATCTCGCCAGTGGCTGCATCGTAGACAACTTTATTTCTATACTTGTTCATGATATCATTGACGTACTGCTCAGCTTTAAGCTTTGGCAAGTTACCTACGTCAATGTAAAATATACGTCTTTCAGGTGCTCGCGATACCCTGTAGATAACTAGAGCATCTTCGATCATCTTTAATTGGTTTACAGGTTTGATCGCTTTATGTAGATAACCTAACATTGAGTTAGAGTTAGCATCGATCAGTCCTGAAGGACAGTAGATTACCGAATCAATCGATAACTTAACGCCCTGACTTGTATTCTCGTTGATACCTTTATCGTTATAGATATAGAACTCTTCTATGCCTACTACGACGTCGATACCCTTATCGTTCTTACCTTTCTTGATATTCTTGATACGTCTGATCTTGCGTGGATCAATGAAACGTAGTTCTTGAATACCGTTCTTAAGGTTCTCTTCATCTAATAGTATGTGATAGTAAAGCCTACCATCCACATACCAAGATCTAAATATATCGTGACCTTTTGTACCAAACTTATAAAGCTTAAGTATCTCATCAAACTCTGCCTGTATCATCTTCTTTACAGAACTAGATAAGTTTACATCATCTAGTACTACCTCTACAGGAGCTTCGTCTGAATTAGCTACGATAGCTTCATTAACAATGTCTTCCACGGCATTATCACAGTCGCCGTATTGGGAGATCTCCCTATAACGACGGATTAAGTCGTTCTCATTTTTGATAACACCTTCAAGGTCTACAGTCATGCCGTAGTAGGCAGCTGCAGCTCCTAGTGTAGATATTACCGTGGAACCATCATCAGGAGCCGGGGTAACAACCTCAGCTCCAGGTCTTATCTTTCTCTTGTCTTTCTCAGCACGGTTTATTTCAAATCCAAATATTTGCATTATATAACCTTTATAATATTAATTTCCCGCCAATTAGATTGGTAATGGGAATGTACCTACTGGTGTAGTTACAGAAGCATTAACGCCGAAAGCGCTAGTACCGACTGTAGTATTAGAAGTCCAGTAGTTGTAGTTAAACTCAACGTCGAACATTTCAATTTGATTGTTAGCATCATAGTCAAGTGTAATTTGGCCCACTGATGTAGGATACGCATCATGGAACTTATATGACTTGATTGTTGCGCCGTTACGATCTAATTGATTAACTATTAAGTCAACTTGATAAGCTCGTGGGTTTGTAAGGCCGTTTGTTTGTGCGTTGTTCATAATACCATCTGACCATTTTTCCATAGTATCCCTGATCAAGAACGTTGTATCGTTATAGATCGTTACTGTCCATGGAGCAAATGCTCTTTCACCTGCAAAGTTAACTTGACGGCCTCTGTATAAGATCTGCATGTTCTCTACTGTAGAAGCTGGTAATGTAGTAGCTTTACATAAGAACTGTGAACTTAAACCTACAGCCGCACCAGTTTGTACGAATGCTGGGAATGTTAATTGAACATTAAACTGGTTGGGACGAGCTCCGCCACCAATCAGTTGTGCTTTAAAATCGCTAATGTTTGCCATATTTTATCCTTTATTTTTCCTATTATTATTTATATGTTATGCACCGATTTCAGAGAAACTTACTGAAGATCTTGCTGCAATAAAGTTCAATGTAATGAAGTTGATTGAACGGTTAGGTTTAATATAGATATCGGCAACAAATTGGTTAGCGTCGATAACTTGACCTGTATTATTTGTATCGTCACAAACAACTGCAAAGTCAGTAACACCACGTCTACCTTGAACGTCTCTTAAGTAAGGAGTGATCAAGTTAACGAACTGAGCTCTTGTAAAGCTGTCATTAAACTCAAATAATTGGTACTTAGCTGCAACTGCAATAGCTTTTTCAAGTACGATGAATAACCTACGTACGTTGATACGATCAAATGCGCTTGGTTTAGCAAGCAATGTCTTATCACCGTAGAGGATTGTACCTTGACCAGGGAATGTTACTACTGGGTTTACACCAGCTGCATATAACATGTCTCTGTCTGTTTGCATTGGGTTAACTGCAAGCTTAACAACGTTCTTAATTTGACCTCTGTTGAAGCCACCTGGTGACCACCATGGATCATTTGTATGATCTGTACGGGCGCATAGACCAGCAACGTCACCGTTTAATGGAACCCATCTGTATACGTCGTTGTATCTATCGTATTGGTATTTGTAACCAGAATCTAACACTGCATAAGAAGTGCTTGATAATGAGTTTCTAAACGTTACGATGTTATCGATAGCATTAGCAGCTCCTGGAGTAATGATGTCATTACTTGGATCTAATGGAGAGATGAACACAACGCAGTCAAGTCTTGTCTCTGCTACGTTACTGATAACGTATTGAGCGACAGTTGAAGAAACTTTACCTGTTGGGATCAACGCGATGTCGTATTGATCTGCATTAGCAAATATATCAAAGCCATCTTGTAATTCACCGTCTGTAGCAGCAAAGTCATCTACACCGCCTAAGAGCGTCTTAGTAACGACAGCTGAAAGGTCTTTAAAGCCATTGTTAAGAGCTACAGAGCCCCAAGCCACGCCGCTTGTACCAACTCCATTGACTGAAGTAGATACTGATGTTGTATGATCCATCCACCAGATGTATTGTGATTGGCTGTTGATTACGTTCTTATAATAGTTGTTTGTACCATTTGTTTGTACTGCGTCTGATGCTTTAGATACGTATGAGTATTTTTCTAAGATAGCACCGATAGTACCAGTCCATAGACCATGTGCATCTACTACAACGATATGGAGTTCGTCATTTGAACCACCAACTGATGCTGCGTATGTAGATGTAGAAGGAGCCAATGGGAACTCTGACTCATATTCCCAACCTGAGAAGGTTGTTGCATCAGCCATTGAAACTGTGATTGAGTTACCTAATGCACCTGGGTACTTAGCAGCCCATTCACCTACAGAAGCTTCGCCAGCAGCAAAGTTTTCTAGGTAATGATCTTGGTTTTTAATCTTAATAGCTGTTCCAGAAGCTACTGCATTTTTAGCATTAGTAGTGTCTACTCGAACGGTTAATAGGTTATTTGTGTAAGCAAGGAAATTTGCTGCAGTGAAAAATGATTGCGCTGTCGCATCTGTTGGTCCACCAAAACGTTGGACTAAAATTGTTTCAGATGAGATTGTAACAGGATCTAATACGGGACCCCAAGCAAACACACCAGCGAAAGCACCTGTAGATGTTGAAACTGCAGGAACGATCTCTGAAAAATCTTTTTCTACTACCGCAACTCCTGGAGATAATTGGAACGGCATTTTTTTGTTTCTCCTTAAATTATGATTTTTATGATATAGTTAGAGTCACCTCTACACATATATTTATAAGTCTTAAAAATTCAATAGGACCTGTTCGTCCTGACCGCCCCTACCATCATCCATGAATCCGAATGGGGTCAGCTCATCCTCTATCTGTTTGATACGATTCTCATACATTATCTCTCTCAAGTTAACGTTGTTGAGCTCTTTAAAGTATGGGTTGGTGGTCAGCCAACTAAATAGTACTAAAGTCATGACCAAATCATCATGATACCCTTCATCCGCCTCGTAAGAGCCTTTGTTGTTCTCGATGAAGGTCGAGATCTCAGCTATGGTGTCCATGTCCTGTATAAGCAGCTTGTTCTCTTCCACCAAAGACTTGAAATTCATACAACCAATACGTTTTACTTTCTTATCAGTGTTGACACCTAGTTGAGTCTTACCTCCACCAAAGCCACCTGACACTACTTGACCGTCTACGCCTCTATTGACAAACAATAGGTTATCATACTCCATCTCACCGTATAGGATCTGCGCTACTTGTTCTGAGGAGTTAACCTCAAGCAATACGTATGCTTTATTATACTCTGTCGCTACTTTGTATATGACTGAAGGGAATAGCATAGGGCTAATCTGGTTGTCCCTATACTTTGCCACTTGCTTGTATGGTGCTGCTGTCACGTCTATGATTGAGAATGATGAGAAGTCACCTCCCACACCCTTTGCAGTATCAGCCACTAAGCAATAGCTATGATCCTTGATAGGCTTTTCATATACATCAAGGCCATCCTTACTATGTATAATGAAGCCAGCAGATAGCCTCCCGATCACATCGGCACGCACCAGAGTGAGTGCAGAACCAAGGAAGTTACACATAACCTCTTGGTTATATTTTAGTTCACCAAGCTGTCTCCTTTGCTCCTCTGCCCACTTCTCATCCCTACCTGGGATTCGTGTGTATGGGATATATAACGGCACAAAGTCATTGCGCTTATTTTCTGCATCGTTCCAAAACTTCCAGAAGTGGTTGTAACCTAATGGAGTAGAGCTTAGTAATATCTTTGTCGTTTCACCTGCAGATATCGTTGGGTAGACTGAAGTAAAGAAGTCATCAGCTACGTTGTTAGGTATGATCGCGGCTTCGTCCACATACAGCATGTTGACAGATTTACCTCGGATACCAGAAGATGTCGTAGCTGCAGTGAACACCTTTGAATTGTTCTCAAGTTCTATATCTCCCTTATTCCATGTAGTAACACCCTGCTGTAACCACATTGGAAGGTTCTCATACATCAACTGATACCTGTATAAGACCTCACGGGCGGCGGTGGCTTTGTTTGCCAAGATCGCGACTTGCTTCGATTCCTGAAATAGTGTATACCATAGTATATAGGCTGCACTAGTAGTCGTCTTACCTTGTTGACGACCTTCCATAAGGATGACTTTTCTATTCTCATGTATAACCTTCACCTTTTCCTTTTGGCAATCATATAGTTTAAAATCAATAAGACCATGATCAAGTGATATGATCTTACAATAAGTTTCAATAAAGTAGATCGGGTCGGCAGCACACTTCATGTACTCCTTGACTTGATCTTCAGTAAAAGGGATATTGACACCAGCAGCCTTTAACTGACTATTGGCGTTGTAGTTCTTTGACATTAGAATTGAGCTTCCCAGTTCTCAGTCACTGGAGCAGTTGGAGAGTCAGCTGTTGCAGTATACTTATTGATAGGATCTGCACCTTCTTGTTGTGATACGTTTGCCTTAACAGTGGTGATGAGGCTTTGATCTTGTACTGGGCCATACATGTTAGTCTTGATAGTAAACGATAGTGTATGGACTACGAATCGTCTCTCAGTAAATTGACCATCATAGTTATCTTCGACAGTTACGCTGTTTAATATGATCGGTATACGTTGTGTGATCTCTACACTTGGTAAAGCATTGATTGCTAAAGAGTATTCTGGATTAAACGTAGGTAAGATCTGCTCGATGATCTGCATCGCGTCTTCCTGCGTCTTTGTCAACACATATAGGTTGATGTTTATATTGTATGGCGTTGGAGATAATACAGACTTACGGATAGGGTTTGATGCAGTACTCTCGTCTGTACAATTAATCATCTGCATCTTATTGGTCTTACGTGAAGAGTCGTATGTATAACCAGTTATCTCAAATGATAGTCTTGGTAAAGATATGTAGGTATTATTTGTTAAGTTTGGGTCTTGCTCGATACGAAGCAGCCACTTCTCCTTAGGAGCATAGGCAAGCGGGACGGCAAGGGTTTGTACCACGCTACCGTTGTTATCTTCTCGAGCTATCTTGATATCAGAGAATAAACGACCAAACGCAACGATCGTCTTTCGTATGGTACCATGATAGTATGTTAACCCATTAAGCATTATAAGGCCGCGATCCTTGCTTGAAAGTCTTCAAAGCTTGTTGAAGCTGCAGTGATTGCTTGTAGTTCTGATAGTTGGATAGTAGCATCATAGACTTCTGTAAAGTTTTGGTTGATTTTACTAAAAGCCGTCCTTAATGCATCTCCTGTACCATCATTAGGGTTTGTACCGATGTTGATTACTTGTTGTGTCATAGTGAGTCTGCCTTTGTAGTTGTTGAGTCTGCAGTCTTAAGTGTAGTGTCTGCTTGTATTAAAGGAGGAGTATAGTAAGTTGATAACTCACCGAATGGGTTAGCTTCACTAAATATGACCCCCTCAGCTTCATATTTAAACTTATTATTATCACCATATGAGTAGTCTTGATGATCAAGGTTAGCGATGATTGCGTTAGCCGCAGCTAATGAACCTGAATCGTTTGATATCAAGTATACTGGTGGTGCATAGGTATAACCAGAACCAGGTTGTACGACTAATATCTTGACCACTTCACCTGTAGATTTAGGCTCGTCACCAAGGTATGCTTGACCGTATGCTCTGTAACCAAAGAACTGCCATGATGCAGTACCATCTACACCAACGCTTTGTGTCCATGTAGGAGCATCAACTCCGGTAACACCCGCGATGGTACATACGTATCTCCTATCATCTACGCACACTTCATCGTTGACTTTAACTGAAGCGAGTGGCTTCCAGTTATCTCCAACTTGAACTGTAGGAGGCACCACATAGTTATGCCCTTTGTTTGTGATCTTGAATCCTGTCACTGTACCGTTAGGAACTTTCTCTGTATCAAATGACTTGAGTGATTCAAAGTTATCGATCTCCTTGATACCAGTCTGCATATGTTCTGATGCATACTGGAATAACTCGACTTGTAACTTATATACGTATAGCTTACCTGCTTGATAGAACGGGTCTTGATGCTTAACGAACTTGATCTCAAACAAACCACCAGTTAGTGGAAAGTAGAGTAGATCACCCTCAGCAGGTCTGTTAGGTAGTATTGAAAGTCCATGCTGCCCAACGAAACGTTCCCAGGTTCGACGAGCGACAGTTAATGTAGCAGACTGTTCCATCATCAAACCAAACTTCTGTATGAATGCGCCTTGACCTTCAAAGCCATCGTGTGATTCAAGGTACATCTCGATAGCATAAGCGTTCTTAAACTTACTTAGCCTGTCTTCTCCAAGTATATCATCTTTACCCACGAGTGTACGTGGGATATAGTAGAAGTCTTGTCCAAATATAGATATAGACTCAACTATGATGTCCTCATATGTGAGCTGTTCGGAACGTGTTCCGTTAGAGAAGTAGACTGAGCGAGCCATATTATCCTAAAAAGAATTCCAACGGAGCAGCCTTATTCAGCATCTCATCTTCGAGGTCTTTGATCTCCGCTATAGCTTCTGAATATAGAGAAGCCCCATCAAGGATCACACCACCTGGTAGTTGGATGTTACCAAACTTCTTGATGTTTGTAGCCCATTGGCGTTTGAATAGTGCTGTAACGTAGTGACGGAACCAAGGTTCATTCCATACTTTACTGAAAGTTGCTGGGTCAAGAGCTCTATAGCATTCAACCACGATGAAGTCACCGATAGTCAACGCAGAGTCCCAATTAACGTCAAGTGATAGTCTACCCATCATACGGTTAAACCTATATAGTGGATAGCCGTTTAGTTCTAGGTTAAGTAGAGAGATGTGTGACATAACAGTCTTATAGTAGATCAATGACGTTGAAGTCAAGTCATATAAGTCGTTAAGTCTTAGTTGGTATTGTAAGTCAAATAAGTTCTTTGAGCTGGATGCTGCATTAAACGGGATGACTCTTGTGATACCATAGATGTAGTCTGGTAGCGGGAAGTAATGTAGGTCATATGTACCTAATACTGCTCCGTCTGCAGATATAACCGCTGTCGCTCCATTAGATCCGGTGATGGTCTCACCCACTATGAATGCTGGTAGAAGCTCTGAAGTAAATTGATTTTGAGATGTAGTACCATCATTTTGGCCTGCTATCGTCATGTTTTGACATACGATCTGTGTATCTACAGGATTACGACCATACTGCATGCATACCTTAGCTGTTGCACCAGATGTGCTTCCAGTGATCTTTGTACCTATGGGGAAATCAGTTTGTGTAGGAGTAGTGATGTTGATGATTGAGCCAGTGATCTGTGCTTTAAGATACATACGCTCTGCACCATCAAAGTGGTATTGGTTCCAATAGTCAAGAGCTTCATCGATACGCTCATTTAGTTGGACATCGTCCACGTTGATTTCAACTACTGGTTCGCCTAGAGCTCTAAGGCAATATTGAGTTAATTCTTCTCTGCTAGTAACGGCCATTATACACTTCCTAGTTTATTGTATTATTTATAACTATAAGGTATTTATAATGGAGTGTATAGAGTAATCATGATCCTGGATACGAAGGTTATATTTAGTAGGTGGTTCAAATATCTTATCAGTGTCTTCATACTTTGATATGACTACTGTATCCATCCAGATAATAAAGTCAGCATCAAATATGTCTCTACTTTCTTGTAATGGAGCTATAAAATCTACGATAGTATAGTCATCATCAACATTAGCTAAGTCGGCTAGTCTTTTGGCTTGTCTAATTCGTCCTTCATATGAGAAGTCCCAGTCTTGATATAGAGACCTTATCTTATCAGCATTTAACCATGTGACAGACTTTCCTTCTTGTTTAAGACTAGCCTCAAGTCTACCTGCAAGAGTAGTCTTACCAGATCCAGGAAGACCCATGATTAATATTTTAAACATATTGTTTTTCTATCTCAACGAACCTATTGTATAGCTCTTCACCAAGAACTTCCTTTGCAGGCTTTGATATCTTTTCTAGTTTAGGTCTAATAGTATGTAAACCTTCAAATCCCCAAGCTAATAAGTCATCATCGTTGGTGTCATTCTGGATATTATTAAAGTCGTACTCATGTTTTGGTAACTCTAAGAATTGTTCTATACGAGCGATCTCATGTTTAGGATCGTTAACTATATCATCGTACTTAACAACTATGATCTGGTCTGGAACATCTTTCTTGATCTGTTGAGATCCTTCCATGCAATCTTTAACCATATTAAACCACATCTCTGCCATTCGATTATCATCAGTTGCTGGATAACCTTTTAATATAAGGTTCTTATCAAAGTCTGATTTAGTTTGGTTTTTAATGATAGTTAACCAGCTTGCCATGATACTAGGAAGATCACGTTCCACTACAATAACCTTGATCTTTTCCCCGAATAAAGCATTGACTGTAGGCATGTTTTTAGCCCATCCACGACCTTTATCTATGATGATTGGTTCTGACCTATGCTGCCAAAATGCCGGTAATATCGCCTTAGTTAAGTTTCTTGCCTGCTCTTCAAAGTAGTTAGCTTTAACTGTTGGATCCTCTCTCCACGCTTCTTGCATCTTTACCGCTACGTTAAGCATAGGAGAAGTAGGAGTTACGTATATCGCTGGGTTTTGGTTAAGTATTGAAGATAAGACTGTTGAGCCAGATCTTGGCAATCCCGATAGAAAGTGTAATTTTTGTTTCATAATATATTTTTAATAGATGAGTAGATCAGTTCTCTCTGTTCTGTATTTATAGGTGCATTCCTGTATATGTCTATGAGCTGAGTGCTTATCTTCTTATACCAGTCATCGTCACGTTTATGATGGTCGACAAATAAACATGCAGCTGGTATATATTTGTCGATCTGATTACTATTTTTATAATGATAGAGAAGATACCAAAGGTTCCATGTATTAGTCGGGTTATCTCGATACTCGTCTTCCATCATCTTAACGTATAGTTCAGGTCTTTCTTTCTTTTGAAAGTCCTGGTCATGCACTAAGAATATCTCATCAGCATATAGTTCATTCTCATTACGATCTTTATGGATCCAACTTAGGTGTTCATAGATTGGCTGGTTCCATGTGTAATCAGCTCTGAGGTGGATCTTATTAGAAGCTATGAAGTTTGGTGGTCCTACTCGAACAGTCTTAGAGTAGATATCTAGTCTATCGCATGCTATGTTTGTGATAGTTGGCACGGCTTCAATGATGATATCCATCTGTTCACGTGTATTGATAGAGAAGTATTCATCAAGGTCTGGAGATAAACACCAAGTAACTTCTTCTGGGACCATAGCAAGGTTATGTCTGCGAGCAACATCAAACCTCCATGGTGTAAATATCTTTTGTTCGATGATTAAATTTGGATCTTTCTTTGCGTACTCTTGTAGTAGTTCCCATGAACCATCAGTAGAACCAGTATCTAATAAAACTCGATAATCATATGGTTGAGCATAGTACATCCATTTTTCAATGAACTTCTTTTCGTTCTTAAGTATAGTATATGCAGCAGTCTTAAACTTTTTCATTACCAAATCTTTCTCTTGCATAATCAATTAATGAAGGATGATGACCTTTACGACAATCAAACTGCCGACATGATAATGGTCTATAACTATATATAGAACATTTCCCATCTATAAACATACCACAACCACCTTCCTTCTTACGATACAAAGTGACTATAGGTCCAACTTGTGGGTTATCAGCTCTATGCTGATCGGTGGGTTCTATAAAACTTAAAGGGTATAATCCTGAAGCTATCTCTTCAGGTGTTAAGTATGGAGTTAACTTCTCACAGCATAGTGTACACGTACCGCATGGAACATCTTCTATAGGCTCATCAGAACCAACTGAAGTTAAGTTGATGTTTATGATCTTATAACTATGCATCTTGTTTTATAAAAAATACTTGAGTTAATCGGCCATCCTGTAATGTGTCTCCAAAGTAATCATTTGACTTATGATACGTATTACCTGGATAAAGTACTAACCTATTGAAAACGTTTCCTATAACATCTATAGGTTCAAATAGATCTTCGTATAGTTGGGTATTCTCTACTCTATTAATGGTCTTTAGCGTGTTATAACCTTCA